GCTCTGTGTTCAGGTGTTTGTTCATACCAACCCGCACCTTTTTCAAAGAATATATCTTCTGTTGGTGTCATAGATGTTGGGTATCCACTATTGTCAACTGGATAATCTCCTCTTGTAGTATCTACAGGAGTTATTGATAGCTCAGTGGTAAATCCTGTATATTGTACACCCTCAAAACTAAACGTAACATTGGGGTCTAATACCGGTGTTTCAGTAGTTTTAGTTCCCCCTGTTATTGAAGCGTATTCTTCATTAAATCTATCAATATTAATAGGTCCATCAGCAAGATATATTGTCTCATTAAACTCAATTAACGCCTCAGGGGCTCCAATCATTCTCATTAAAGCCTCTATAGACCTTCTTGTACCTTTAGATTTAAATAGGTATGCAGAATTTAAAATTAAATTTCTATAGTATTGGTAGTCTAATTCTGTAGGTGTCTTATCCCTTGTTTGACCAGGATAAATGGATTGGTTTTTAGTTCCAAATATACTCTGTAAAAAATTATCGTTTGTAATTAGAGATATATTAGTATCCCAACCTAATGTTTGTGCTAAATTTTGTAGAAGTTGTGATGGTATATCATTTTTAACTGTATAATTAACAGAATTCATATATGCCAAAGCATCGATAAACTTTTTAGTTTCATCAAAACTTCTACCATATAGTTGTAATACTTTTTCTACTTTTTTGTCCTGAGTATCAAAGTCTTTAAAAGCACCTGTTGTTAAAAATCTTGAGATTAAGTTTGCTCTGAATTCGTCAATCTCATCGGCTATTCTATTTAAACTTTCAATATATGCCTCAAATTTTCCTGTTCGGATATCTAAGTTCCAAAACCCGTCTAATGGCCAAGTAACTTTCTGCCTAGTTTTATAAAAAGTACCATCATCACTTTCCCTCATAAACTCAAAATCCGCACTATATTTAGGTGAAACTAGTCTATTTAATAAAAAATCTTCAACTTCATCAAATGGGTCTTTAAATGCCTTTTCAGTTTCAAATTTATTAGGTTTTAACAATATACTTTTTGTTGAGTTAACTTCCCCGCTAAATGGATTACCTTCAACAACTACAGTCACTGTACCGGCAGAAAGTCTAGGTGAGGCATCAAAATCAACAAATTTATATTCAGTTTCCAAATCTTGGAAAAACATAGCATATTTTAAGAAGTTTCTGGTTAAGTTTCTTAATGGACTAACCTCCAATGGTCTAACTGATATGTTACGGTCAGCATTTTCAGAATAATCAATATCAAAATTATTTTTAAATCTAGTAACATCTAAGTCAAAAGTAGTTAAACCTTCAACATCATCATAAGATATATTATATGCGGTATACCCTGTAGTTAATCCATAATAAAATTTATCTATCTGAATAGAAGCAGGAAAATAATTTATTATCTTAGTTATTGACGATGAAAATCTTTTTCTTATCGAGCCATACAGTGTAAAATTTGTTACCTTAGATATATCGAAGTTAGGGTATACCCTAAAGTTTTTAGCCATAATAAGTTTAGACTCTTCTAAACTATTAAAATCTAAATCGTTAAGAGATATTGGTGCCGAAAACACTCCCGTATCAAAAGTTCTATTAACTTTTTCAACAACGTTAGTGGTAAACTCAAAATTTCCTTGCGTAAGACCACCACCATCAACCAGCTGAAATCCTACGAGTTCATCTGAAAAAGTCCCCCTAGCGTTAGGGGGAGCAGGTGGGTATCTATATTTATTGTCGGCCATTATCCTGTGATGTTTGTAAAGTTTTTACTAAAGTCTATATTACCACCTCGGTCTTGTCGTACCTCGTATAGTAGATTATTAAACTCATCACGAATTTCATATAAGTTGTATTGCTTGTAAATGTTAAGGTTACTATCATATAATGTGTATACACCGTCTTCAATAGACTTAGTCTGATTACCGTAAAGAGCAATTGCTAATGTATCAATATCATGTTCAGCCATTTCTATCTCTACACTTATCGGATTAAAAAATGTATTTGTTATGATAATATTTTGATTTGGTTGACCAATGAATGGTGTTGCGTTTGGTTTATTAGAAGGGGCGCTAGCCGGTGATACGGTACAAAATAATAAATCACTACCGTTTTCAACATACCTATATCTAATCGATTTTTGAGATGAGTTTGTTAGATTGGTAACAACGGGTTCACAATAAAAAGAAGATGTTATAATTCTATAAAAATTAGTTATTTTACTTCCGTCATCGTTTAAGTATTCTACTCTATGACCTACTAATCCTTGATTTACAAATCTATTTCTAAACTGTGAAGGTACTTGATTTAAATCTACAATTATACCTTTAACGTTTGGTAACGCGGACAGTACCCCACAATCAGTAATTGTGGTTCTTATCTCCACAGGTCTTATATAAAGAGTGTAAATACCTATCTCATTAAATTCATCAGCAGGTAATTTTAGATTATAAAGTCCCCCTAATATTTCTACGTTAGCATTTCCTCCTGTATCACCATTATGAAAATATGGTGTTAAAATTTCTGAGGCGTTTAATTTTTTTAACTCAAAATCGTTAGTAACGTCTCTTGAGGGTGTGTAATTCAAGATTATCTCCACATCTTCGGGAGACATATCTGATGGTCTTGTTGTTCCGTATGTTCCTAACGCCATTTTATTCTTGTTCTTTTATTTTAAAGAAACCGTATCCGTAAGATACTAAGTCTCCTATGTTATCAACTTCTCCGAGTCTCTGTATTCCTTCGAAAGCAGAAATTTTACCTCTATCAATAAATATTTGGGATTGTATTTCTGGCGACGATACAACACCAAATAATACTTCTTCTTTGGTAATTGGTTCTGCAACCATCATATCCGAAGTTAAACCACTAGATTCCATAACAAACGTGGTTTTTTTGTTGGGGTAATCAAAATAGTTAACCCCTTGTATTGTATAGGCTGTATATGCATCGGTCATTTCTGTGACTCTTCCGTAGTTTTCTCCGTTCTTAGTAACAACTACCGATGTATCATATTTTGTAGGTCCGTATAGTTTTAAATCCGTAAGTTTAGATGAAGTATATCCCGAAATACTAAATGACTCATTACTTGTTTGTCCTGATATAGTATTGTTAGAGTCTCCTGTAAAAATATAATTAGCGTTAAATGAAACATTAGCCCAATTTCCTGATTGTGGTGTAAATGTCACTTCATTAGGTGCATTATTTATTTCCGCAGGTACGTTTGGTATGGTGACTTTCTTGTCTATATTGGTGACTCCCCATGGATTTTTTTGTGTTAGTTTAATAGTGTATGTTGCATTCAATGGGGAATACTCATGTTCCATATAATTAGGAAAAACCGCAGTAAATGGTTCAATTGTTCCGTCACCCCAATCAATTTCATAAGTAGATAATTTTAAAAACTTTTTAAACTCATCTGACGTATTATATACTCTAATATTATATTGATTTGTGGTATCTCCACTAACTGAAAAATTACTTACCACATCTTTTTGTAATATAAAACCATCAAATCCACTGTAAAAACCCATATCATCAAATGTTTGTTTAAAAACTATGGGTACAGTAAGTCCTGTCAATAAACTACTCCCACCCGTACCACCACTTAAAACCGCAGTCATTGCCGAATAGACACCAAAAGTATTTCCGCTATAGGTTTTTTGGAAAATGTCACTTTTGAGTGATTCAGGAGAAATTTTTATAAAATATTTATCTTCGTTCACGATGGATTTACATATTCATACCATTTTATGGGTGAACCTTCCCCGATTCTTTGTCCCGTTACAACATCTTTAATACTATATTCATAATTATCAATATCTAAACTTACTTCATAATAAAAGTCCTTACTTTTTTCAAAGTTAAATTTATTTGAGAAGTTAGATTGTGTTCTGTTCATAAATCTAGTGAACTGGCCTGTTTTAGCATTAAAGAATTTTGCACCCATATATAACTTATCAAGTTTTATATAATTTGGGTCTTTTAACCAATAAATAAAGAACCCTTCTTTATCACCAATATAATCCAAAACAAAATTTGGCAGTTTAATTTGTGCGTTGGCAGGTGCGATACTGAGTGTTGGTGTTGCACCTGAACCTACACCTTCGGGATTTGGGTTAACACCACCCTCATTTGATGGTGGTAAGTAACTAGAACTAGGTGTAGGTGTTGGTGTTGGGTCAGGTATATTACAGTTATATAACTGCGCAACTTTATCACCTCCCCCAAATTGATTAGTTAAAACTAACAAATAATCATTGTACTGAAAATTTGGTTCGTCACTGTTGAATATCTTACCGTACCACCCGCCTGAAGGTACAGGTCCATAACCATATAATTTAGTACCAACATTTAACGCACCATAATATGTTACCGTTAAATTAGGGCTCGTAGCTTCACATGCTGCGTCATAACCAATAGGTGCGGGTGTTCTTATCTGCATAGTATATTGTGGTAGTGGTGTTGGTGTAGGTGTTGGTGTTCGTGATGGTGTTGGTGTAATACATCCACAGTTATTATTAACAAAACCATTGTAACTATCAATAAAATCATCAAAAGGTGGGTCAGGAATTATAAC